AACGTTATTGGCTAACAGTGTAGTAGTTACACCTGGTGATCCTTATATCGTGCCGTCTAATAACGACTACACAAGTATTGCACCATTAGCAAACTTTAAGATTCTTATGACTACACCAGCATTTTACAATCAAGGCAACTTAGCAGGCATGGAAACTTTTATACTTGCAGTAGTAACTAAACTAAACGCATCATCTTTGGTGCTAAACATATCTAGTATTTCAGCACCTGCTATAGTCAACGCCGCTAGTGGTGATTTGCTGGTATCTGAAATTACCGTATCAATCCTAACGAGCTGGAGTTAAAATGAGTACAGATGCAGAAAACTTAGCCTTCTTAAAAAAGATAGGCCAGATCCAAGAAGCACCAGCACCAACCCCTACTAAAGAGAAAGACAAGGAGTAATCATGGCCATATTCTTAAACAATGGCGTATCCGTTACGCTAAACAGCGTTGATCTATCAGCGTATGTGACAGCTGTAACAATTAACCAATCCTTTGATGAGCTAGAAGTAACCGCTATGGGCGATACTTCACATAAGTTTGCTAAAGGCCTAGAGGCAAGCACAATCACATTAGACTTCCTAAATGATAATGCTGCTGCAACAGTTATCCCTACACTACGTGCTGCTTATGGCACTACTGTAACATGCGTAGTCAAGCAGACAAGTGCTGCTGTATCTGCAACTAACCCTTCATACACAGCATCTGTATTGGTCAATAACCTACAGAATGTAAATGGCGCAGTAGCTGATATATCATCACAAAGCATTACATTTACCTGCAATAGCACAGTAGCTGTAGCAGTCGCATAAGGAGTAATAATGGCAAAGCTAAAGATAACAAGGGCTAATGGCGAAGTATCTGAACACAAGATTACGCCAGGTGTCGAGTACGCTTTCGAGTTAAAGTATGGCGCAGGAATTAGTAAAGTCCTACGTGATCACGAGAGGCAGACTGAGATTTACTTCTTAGCGCATGAGTGCTTACGTAGGGCTAACGTAACTGTACCTGTGTTTGGTGTCGAGTTTATTGACAGCTTAGAAACTGTCGAGGTATTAGACGAAGAAAAAAAATAGTACAGCGTGATTCTACGCTCTATGCGATAGCAAGTTTGTCTGTAGAGCTAGGGATTGCGCCTAATGAGTTTATAAATATGGACTCAGAGATGTTACGAGCAATCGTGCAGGTACTCAGCGATAGAGCTAAGGAGATTAAAAATGCCCGTAGTCGTAACAGGCGTTAAACAACTTCAGAAGGCTATGCGAGATGTAGATAAAGATTTGAACAAAGAGATGTCAAAGAATATCAAGTCAGCTATGTTAATTGTGCGTGATCGCGCACGCGGTTATTTACCGGCACAAAATGAAGTATTAAGTGGCTGGGGTAAAGGCACTGGCTCATTAGAGACTGTCAAAGATCCTAATAGATTATTTCCACCTTATGATTATGATTACGCTAAAAGCATGGTTGCATATTCTGCAGGACAAAATAAAAGAAACGACAAAGGATTTAAGGCTGCATTTTATGTCTATAATAATTCTAGATCAGGCGCAATCTTTGAGACTGCAGGCCGTATAGGTAGGCCTAGAGGTAATAAATCATTAAACCCTAACGCACCTGTGCAATTTAATGCAGCTGCTGAGATGCTATCTAGCATGAAGGGTCAAGGCAAGCAGCGAGGTCGTATTATTTATCGTGCTTGGGATGAGACTAAAGATGTAATTATACCTAGAGTAGTTAATGCTATTGACACAGTAGCAACTAAGTTTATTAAAGATACAGAGATCAGAAGGGCTGCATAGTGCCTAATTTAATTGTCAGCGCAGTCAGCACCTTTGATAACAAAGGATTAAAAAAAGGCAAGAAAGAGATATCAGCCTTTGATAAGAATGTGCAAAGCCTAGGCAAAACCTTTGCCAAAGTATTTGGCACAATAGCAATAGCAAACTTTGCAAAAAATGCAGTTAACGCATTTATAGAATCAGAGAAGGCAGCGGCTAAATTACGCACCACAGTTAGCAACTTAGGCTTAGAGTTTGAGCAGCCAGGCATAGAAGATTATCTAAAGAAATTATCGTTGCAGTTTGGCATTGTAGATGAAAGTTTGATCCCAGGCTTTCAGCGTTTGCTTATCGTAACTAAGGATGTTGCTAAGGCACAGAGTTTATTTGAGACTGCCCTAAACGTATCAGCCGGTACTGGCAAGGATCTCACAGCTGTATCTACTAGCTTATCTAAAGCATACTTAGGCGATAACGCAGCACTAGGCAGGTTAGGCGTAGGACTAAGCAAGGCACAATTAAAGTCAGCATCATTCTTAGAAGTACAGCGCACACTTAACGTTAACTTTGCAGGTCAGGCCGCAGCAACTGTAGAAGGTTATGCAGGCAGTATGGCTAAATTAACTGTAGCCGTAGATGAATCCAAAGAGGCTATAGGCAAGGGCTTACTAGATGCCATAGCAGCACTATCTGGCAGTAACGACATAGATACATTTACTGTAAAGATGGTTAATGCAGCTGAAAAGATAGGCAACGCATTTAGGACTGTAGGCGATGTAATAGGATTACTAAACCCTAACGCAAGCGTTAAAGTAGGCGGCAAGTTTTTGCGTAAATCTGATATGAACGCACCTAGATTATCACCAGCTACAAGCAGAGCAATTTTATTAAGGCAAGAAGTTACACAGATTAAGACTGGTGTGTCATTACGTAAGCAGGAAAATGCTGCACTAAAAGCAAAGACTGCCGTAGATCAGTTACGTGATAAGTTTGACATAGAGCGCATAGGACTTACAGCTGCACTAAACGCTGCTACCGATGATGAAACTAAATTACGTTTAAGAGCGCAATTAGCAATCCTAGACAATAACGAGGCTTTGGCTAAAAAGTTATTAGCTGAGATGGAAGGCACTAAAGCCACAGTACAATTAACAACACAATTTTATGCACTGAGTGAAGCTACTAGAGCATTACTAACTAGCTTTGGCGTTAGTGCATCACAGATCGGCCCAGGCGGTACTATTGTAGGCGGTGCAAGTGGGCGCATAGGTAACCTTGCTAGTACTTCTATAAATAACCCTAATTTTGCATCTAGCGGTGCAGGTATGGATCTAGGTCTAGCACTTGGATTTACGCCAGGTAGTAGATCAAATGCTGCACCTACCGAAGTTATAGTAACTGTAAACACTGCTAATTCTGGTGACAGATTAAGTCAGGCTATAGCAGAATCTATACAAATTGCTACTAGATCAGGATACAGCACAGTACCTGCAGGATTTTTATAATGGCAGTACCAGTAATAAATGCAATAATTAACTTTAGTACTGGGCCAACCTTTGCTCAGGCCAAGATTATTGACCAAGGTATTTTAGGCACTAACGTATTGGCCGATGCTGCATCTGTAATTGTAGATGTGTCTAGTCAAGTAAACCGCATAGAGACTAACCGAGGCCGCACCGCTTTGTCAGATCAATTTCAAACAGGCGCACTTACCTTACGCATAGTAGATCAGAATGGCGATTTTAACCCACAGAATGTTACTGGCCCGTATTATAATTTATTAACACCTATGAAGAAGGTGCAGATTACAGCCACCTTTAACAGTGTCACCTATCCTATCTTCTCAGGATTTATTACCTCTTATGTAACTACATACCCAAGTGAATCTGCAGAAGATGTAGCCATCACAACAATACAAGCTGTAGATGCATTTAGATTGGCGCAGGTAGCACAGATCAGCACAGTTACAGGTGCTACTGCTGGCGATTTATCAGGCACACGTGTAAATCAAATATTAAACACAATTTCATGGCCAGCAAGTATGCGTGACGTGGATGCTGGGCTAACTAGTCTCCAGGCAGATCCAGCTTCTAACAGAACAGCTTTAGCAGCCTTAACGACTGTGGCCAATTCAGAGTATGGTGCGTTATACGTAGATGCTTCTGGCTCGTTTGTATTTCAAGATAGAACTGTAACTGTTGGATCTATTGGCGGCACACCTACAGTCTTTGCAGATAACGGCACAGGCATAGATTACTTTGATGCTAGTTGGGTGCTAAACGATGTGCTTATATTTAACAAAGCCACGATTACTAGGACTGGTGGCACAGCACAAGTTGCTTCTAATGCAGCTAGCATAACTAAATACTTCTTACACAGTTACTTTTTAGACAACCTTTTGATGCAAAGCGATTCGGTTGCACTTGACTATGCCCTTGCTTATACAGCTAGTAGAGCTGAGACTTCTATCAGATGCGATGCCATTACCCTTGATTTATACACGCCTAACTATGATACAGGCGTAGTTGCAGCCTTAGACCTAGATTTCTTTGACCCTATAACAATTAAAACCACGCAGCCAGGGGGATCGCTGCTGGAAAAGACCCTACAGATTTTCGGTGTACGTATGAACATATCACCGAATAGTTGGAAAACAACCTTTACAACACTAGAACCTGTCATAGATGGGTTTATAATAGGCAACGTAGATTATGGGATTTTAGATACCAGCATCTTATCTTACTAAGGAGTAACAAATGGCAACAGGATTTCCAGCAATAACTGGTGATGTACTTACCAGTGCGATGTTTAATGGCTTGACTGCATTTACAGTAGGTGCTGCAAACACAGTAGATTACACAGCTGTACTAGCAGATCAATACCAAGTATTACAGATAATGAATAAAGCCACAGCTGTAGCATTTAAGATACCAACAGATGCTTCTGTAGCGTTTGCAGTAGGTACAGCAATTACAGTATTAAGTATTGGTGTTGGCACAGTAACAATTAGTGCAGTAACACCAGGCACTACAACAGTCTTGAGTTCTGGCACAGTTCCAGCATCACCAACCCTTGCACAATACAAATCCGCAGTATGTATTAAAACAGCTGCTAATGCTTGGTATGTAGTCGGGTCTGTAGCATAATGATTGGTAATATAATTGCAGGTACATTTGAAAAAACTGCAGCTGTACAGGTAACAGTAGATTATTTAGTTGTTGCAGGTGGCGGCGGCGGAGTTTCTGGCGGTGCTGGTGCAGGTGGTTTGCGTTGTACTGTCACTGCAACTGGCGGCGGAGGTTCATTAGAATCTGCTAAAATTTTAGATCTTTCTACAAACTACACAGTTACATGTGGTGCAGGTGGTACTCGGGGTCAAAATGACGGAGTAAACGCGGGCACTGCTGGTAGTAATTCAGTCTTTTCTAATACAACATCTAACGGCGGTGGTAATGGTGGCCCGATAAATCTTGCTACACCTACAGGAACGTTTGGCTCTGGTGGTGGTGGTGGTGCATCAAGTACAGTACAAAATCTAGGTGCTGCTGGTACTGCTAATCAAGGTTTTGCAGGTGGTCTTAACTCAACTACTACAGCTGCAAACTATCCTTCCGGTGGTGGCGGTGGCGCAGGCAGTGTAGGTGCAGGTGGTGTTGCTGGATCTAATGGCGGTAATGGTGGCGCAGGAGTTTCTACATCTATAACTGGATCTTCTGTTGCTTATGGCGGTGGTGGTGCAGGTACTATTTACATAACAGCTGGAACTGTCGGAACTGCTACAGCAGGTGGTGGCGGTGCAACAGTTGGTGCAGCAGGTGGCAACGGAACTGCTAACACAGGTGGCGGCGGTGGCGGCGGCGGTACTCTTTCTTTAGGCGGTAATGGTGGGTCAGGTGTTGTAATTCTTAGATACGCAGACAGTAGAACAATAACTATTGGTGCAGGTTTAACAGGTACAGAAAGTGCTGCAAGTGGTGGTTACAAGAGAGCTACAATTACAGCTGGCACTGGAAATGTGAGTTGGGCATAATGGCACATTACGCATTTTTAGATGATAATAATATTGTTACAGAAGTTATCACAGGTATTGATGAAACAGAAACTATTGAAGGTTTAGATACTGAAACTTGGTATGCAAACTTTAGAGGACAAGTATGTAAGCGCACGTCATATCATGGCAACATTAGATATAACTACGCTGGTATTGGTTATACCTATGATGCAGTTAGAGATGCATTTATATCACCAGAGCCGGATAACGCTACTGGCTTTAATGAAGATACTTGTCAGTGGATAGTACCTGAGATTGCATTATGAAAGCATGGCTATGCGCTGCAGGTACACAGTTAAGAGATCAGGTTGATACCTGGTACCCAGATCGTCGCTCTACCTCTGATGGGTGGGTGGGTGATGCTCGTCATTCCGCCAGAAAATCGGATCATAATCCAGATACAGATGGGTGTGTACGAGCCATTGATGTGGATTCTCGCTTGGATTCATCCGAAGGGATCTCAGTATATTTGGCTGACCAAATCAGAATCTGTGGTAAAACCGATAAGCGCATATCTTACGTAATCCATAATGGCATGATCGCTAGCAAGATACTTAATTTTAAGTGGCGTAAATACAAGGGCTTTAACAAACACACAAAGCACATACATATCAGCTTTACAAAGTTAGGCGATAAAGAGAGCAAGCCGTTTGATATACCACTACTAGGGGGTAACATATGAAAATAAGCAATAAGCAGAAAGCAATACTTAAATCATATTTTAGGGGTGTGCTTGTATCATTCTTAACATTCTTAGCCAGTAATGAGCTAGGACTAGATCCAGTTATATCAGTAGTAGTGGCCGCACTTGCAGGCCCAGCAGCTAGGGCTTTAGATAAATCCGATGATGCTTATGGCCTCGGTGCAGATGAAGCATGACACCGGGCGAGTGGGTCGCATTAGCCGTTGGCGTATGCGCCGTATTAACAAGTTTATTAGTGGCTCTACGTTGGGTTATTAAAT